CAACATTGATGGAAGTATCTTAAACGGTATATATGAAGATTTGATGTATAGTTTACATAGAATGGTAGAAAAAGAAGAAACCAACGAAGTTGAGGACTTGCTTAATAAGTTAGGGGTGTACTATGAGAATTGAAAATATGGACATTGGTACAAATATTGATACTTTATTAAGTGAACTAAGAAGTGACATAACAATGGAACATCGTAATTACTTAGTAAAACCACCTAAGAAGAGTGGTAAGTATAGAATGGTTCAATGCCCTTTTCATAAGGATGGACAAGAAAATACACCTTCTATGGGTATCAAGGAAGATGGCAGTATATGCCATTGTTTTACCTGTGGTGCAGTAAAGACAATTCCTCAACTTATTACAAAATGTCTTGATGTAGATGGTACTAACTGGTTACGAGAGAAGTTTGATAGTAGTAATGTTTCTACTAGGTCATGGGGAATAACCTTAGAACGACCAAGTAATACTACAAAGTATGTAGATAAGGAAACTCTTAAATACTTTAATGTAAAGCACCCATATATGTATGAGAGAAAACTAACTGATGATATTATAGAGATGTTTGATGTAGGATATGATAAATATACTAATTGTATTACATTTCCTGTCAAAGACATCTCTGGTAATATATTATTCTTTGCTAAACGTGCAGTAGATAGAAAGTACTTTCATTATCCAGAGAGTGTAGAGAAACCTTTATATGGGATATACGAACTCTCTAAGACAAATGCAAAGGAAGTCTATATATGTGAGTCAATATTAGATGCATTATTCATCTGGACTTGTGGTAAGTATGCAGTTGCGTTGAATGGTCTTGGTTCTTGGGAACAGATAAAAGAAATAGAGCAATTACCTCAACGAAAGATTATATTAGCGCTAGATAATGATGAACGTGGTAAAAATGCACGAGAAAAATTAAAGCAAAGAATCAAAGGAAAGAGTATCTACGAGATAGATTATAATTCCTTTGGTAATTGTAAGGATGTTCAGGATATGACAGTTGAGCAATTTGTTAATGCAAATATCATTAAGTGTTCAACTCTTTTAGACCGTGCGGTAAGTCGTTAAACTAACTGGTGATAGATGGAGGAAAATGAAGTTAAGAAAGTTATTGACAGTAGGATTACTTACTTCTACATTGTTAAGTCCATTAACTGCCTTTGCAGAAACAAAGACTAAGGACATTACAGACCCTAATTTCTTAGAGTTTGTAGAACAATTACGAAGAGAAAATCCAAAATTAGAGATTGTGGAAGATGAACCAATCACAGTACACACAGAAGAAGAAGCAAAACAACGTGAGAGTGAACAAAAGGTTACATTAGAAACAACAAAGACGGAAGTTAATGAAAAGTTGGCTTTATATTCTGCACAAAAGGAAAAGTATGATGCCGATATTGCTAAAAATAAGGAATTAAAGGCCGAAAATGAACGTTTAACTGCTGAATACAATGCGAAAAAGCAACAATATGATGCTGATTTGGCAGCATACAATCAACGTAATCAAGAGATTACAGATGCCACAAACCGTAATGAAACAAAGAAAACAAATTGGCAGAATGATGTAGCACGTATTACTGCAAGCAACAAGCAAATCAAGGATAACTATGATAAGCAGGTGGCAGATGCTAAGAAAGCACATGACCAAGAAGTAACTCGTTACGAACAAGAAAAGAGTGAATATGACCAGTTTATTGAAAACAATCCAGTACTATTAGATGGTTCAAGTCGTGGTATTGTAATTCGTGGTACTTATAATGACAGTGCTAGGTCAGTAGATAAGGGAGAAAGTACTGTATATAAGAACTGGTGGATTGCTAATAATCAATCTGCTGTTATGGGTACTCCTGATGCATCTCAGATGAATTTCCATAACTATGGTAATGGTAATACAACTGAATATTTTAAGAATGTTTATACAATGTATGACAAGGATAAGTTGGCAGAACTTGGCTATGAATATTCTTTAGGTGATATTGGCGTTACTAACCAAACGACAATGAATATTACTTATAAGGATTCTCGTGTAACAGAATATGATAATCAATACGGTCATAACTATAAGTTAGTTGCACAAGGTCAAGTAGTAGATAACTTCTTAAAGTTTGATTTACATAATCTGGGAACAACTGCTAGTGGAAAGAAGATTTCTGCTCACGTAACAGTAAGTAAGTGGCATCAATCACGTGCAAGTGCAGTTTATACATTCCGTAAGGATGGTACTCTTGGTGCGTTTGAAGATGGGGCTAGAGCAACATATCAGTTCTATGATGAAGAAACTGGACAACCAATTAAGTTAGTTCGTATGTTCGTTTTAGGTGACCTAGAAGCAGGAGAAAACCTTGGCGTTGCATCTAACGATATTGTTAAGGCAATTGTTCCTATCGCACCTTCAGATAAGGCTCGTGGTGTTACAGAAGGACAAGAAGGTTATACAAAGGTTCAACAGATGAATGACTATACTGCTTGGACGTATGGTGATGAGCATATGGCAAACCTTAACCATGCTAATCTTCCTAATGACCCTGCTACTGTTGGAAACAACTACTCTGTACAACGTGGTATCAGTATTGGTATCTTTACAGGAGATACAGTTACTGCATCATGGAGTGGTGCCGGTGGTGGATTTGGATTAAACAACCAATACATCGAATTTAAGAGTGAACCTACTCCACCAGCAGTTTGGGATGAGAGTTTAATTCCTACTCCTAAGTATGAGAAAATCCCTGATGAACCTACATACGAAGAAGTACCAACTCCATTAGAAAATCCTGTTAAGCCAGAAGAGCCTACATTAAATACAATTGTAGAACCAACTGCCCCAGTTGAGCCTAACATGGCAAATCCTGTTGCACCTACAAATGCACCAGCAGAAGTAGAGAATACAGAAGTTAGATTCAGACGTGTTCAGATTGTTCAATATGACACCAACTGGGTTGATGAAGAAGGAAATGTTTTAAAGGATAAAGTTACAGGAAACACAACACAAGAACATGGTGATATTGATTCTTATTCTTTCGTTAAGTCTACCACAGACGAAGATGGTAATGTAACACATATCTTCCGTCAATACACAACTAAGTGGGTAGACGAAGATGGTAATGAATTAAAGACACCTGTTAAGGGAAATAAGACAGTTGAAATCGGTGATGCAATTCCTCAGTACTACTATGTAGAAACTAAGAAGGATGATAAGGACAATGTTACTTATGTATTCCGTCAAGTTAAGACTTCTTATGTATCTGAGGGTGATAATAAAGAATTATCTCCTACAGAAAAGGGAACACATCCTGAAAAACCTATTTATGACTACAGTTATACAAAGACAGAAACTGATGATAAGGGTAATGTAACTCATATTTACAAACTCTTACATACTATCTATGTAGATGAAGATGGTCATGAAATTTCCCCTAAGGAAAATGGTCAGAAGAACCAAAAGGACATCCCAGGTTATGCTTATAGAAACACTGAACCTAACGTTACAGAGGGCGTTATTAAACACATCTATCGTCAGGTTAAGACTTCTTGGCAGACAACTACTGGTGTTGAATTAAAGGCATCAGAAAAGGGTGTTAAGGAACATGGTTCATTTACTGGCTACAAGTTGGTAAGAACAGAAACATTAGAAAATGGAGATGTACTACACATCTTTGAAAAGAATGACGATATTCCTACAGGTGTTAATACTAATGCAGGAATGTTCTCTCTAATGGGAATGTTATCACTACTTGGTCTTGGTGCAGTAGTTAAGAATAAAAAGGTCAGGGGTTAATCTCTCACCTTTCCTTTAAAGGGGGTATAAGAGAGTGAAATTAGACCAGACTAATATAAAGCCTGAGAATAAGGAATTAGCAATATCTGTGCGAAACCATTTAAGAAGTGGTTTATTTGTAATTGGTAATCCTGCACTTGGGTTAAAAAAGACATTAGCACAACTAGAAGAAAAGAAGAATGGTACAGTACATGATGTTACAGATTGGCTAGTAGATGATGTAGAATTAAATACTCAAATCTCATTAACTAAAGCTGGAATTGATGGAGAAACCATGTTATGTGATTATCTATCTACACTTCTAAAGTATGATGATAAGTTAGAGGGAATTGTAGCTTTTGCTAGTTTATCTTATGAACAAGATAATAATATACTTGACTATATACCTGATACTGATGTATTATTAGTATATGGTAGACATGTTCTTATTTTAGATGCTAAGAATATAAAGGTCAAACCTAATCAGGAATTAGCAATAGAAGGTCAATCTATTATAGAAACTGCTAAGGGTAAAGAAATACTTGAAGTTCACTCTTCTGTACCTATTTGGGAAAAAGTATTTAATAAGGCAAATATTCAGATTGATAGTATTGACGGTATGGTATGCATTGTAGGGAAAACTCCTATTACAATCGTAAGAGATGAAATGTGGGAACACTCTACTACTAAACCAATTCATATAGCAGAATTAAGGTCTGTATTACATGAATGGGTATCTGGTAAGGATAATACTTTACGTTTAGATATACTTACAGAAGTTGCTAAAGCACAGATAAAAGAAGAAAAGACATTAGGTCTAAACTTGGATGCAATGAAAAAAGAATTAGGCATCTAAGTCTATATACAACAAACAATATTCAAGTATGGGAGAATCGTGTTGGTTTTTACAATGAAACAATTAAAGTTTTAAATGAAAAGAAGTTACGTAGATTAAGCAATCATAAGTCCTTTATAAAAGAGGATACTCCAGTTTTAGTTGCACATAACTTCAATAAGAAGATTCATCGTATTCAAATTAAAGTATTAGATTGGTACACAGAATCAGAAAATGAACACTACGAAACGGCATTAATTGACTGTGTAGAGAAGATTGACGGTCAAATCCGTAAAAGTGAGACAAAGGTATTAAATAAAAAGGGAAAGTAAATGTGGTGAGGGAACTTCCCTCACCTATATCCCTGAAGGAGAATAAATTATGGAAATAAGAACTATTGAAGGTAAGGACTATCTTGTTTCTTCTGTGGTTACAGGTAAATATAGATGGGCAGATACAACTAAACTATTCAACGATATGTTGGAGTTTATCACACTTTTAAGAGAGTATAATAAAAGCGAATTTGTTAAAGAGGGATATGGTTCAAATGTAGAACATATCTACAGAAAGTATAACACAGATTACTTCTCTCCAACATTCTTAAAATCTTTTAATGAAAATCCGTTTGGTTGTCTTATACATGATATTTATAGTACAGGAGAAATGGATGCACGAGGAATTAACTTTCACAAGGTTATGGAACTGTACTACAAATTACCAAAGGGGGAACGTACTCGTGAAAAGGCGGTAGAACTTGCGAAGGAAGTGTGTACTGATGGTAGTTATGAAAAAGTATTAGCATATGTTGATTACTATTTTAACAGGCATCTCGATTATCTTGGGGGAGAACTTGATGATAACTCACTGGAATGTTTAACAGAACACAAGGGAAAGTGTGATATATTCGTTAAGTCATTAGGAAAGAAACTACCTATGAAGATGAAGTACATCATAGACAGAATTGACTATCGTGATGATAAGATTTATCTCATCGACTATAAGACTGGTTCACCTACTGCTGAGAAGTGCAATGACTTTAAGGGATATTTACCTCAAATGACAATGTACCGTTGGGCGATTGAAAATGAGTTTGACATGGAAATATCTGCTACTTATTTGAATATTCCAAAGAAGGTAAAGGATTTCTATGTTAGAGTAAATCGCTCTAAAAAGATTGATGAAGTAGTGTTTAGCATGTGCGAGCAATTTTGTAAACGATACGAGAAATTCAAAAAAGACAGACTTCTATTTCCAAAGCCAATAGGTTGGTGCTATAATCTGAGAGAAAAAGAGATTATCAATAACATGGCAAAGGGAGTAGTTGGTACAGAGGAAGAAATTCTTGTACCATTGGGGGAAACGAATAATGATATTAAAGATTTTATTATTAGTTAGTGGAATTACACTAGCAATGCAAGACTATAAAGAAAGAAAAGTAAGTACTATACTTTCACTTGGATTTATTCTTGTTACATGCGCATATTTCAGTGTTAGTATTGCCCTCACAATTGCATTACTATTATTGTGGCTATATATAGTATTAGTGGATAAACCAATAGACAATTGTTTCTTATTTCTAACCGTATTTGCACTTATGACATCTCATCACTTAATACCTAACTTATTGACCGGTACGTTATTATGGTATATTTTTAGTGGTGAAGAAAAAGTACCATTTATTTTTGTATGTAATATTTTAATAATACTAACAGTTGTTTTGGGATAGGAATAAAATGGAAAATATTATTCAGAATTTATATAGTTGGGTTATGGCAGTACCTACTAATCTAATTATTATTGTAGTAATTGCCCTTGCCTTAAAGATTTTAGGTAAGTCATTAAAAGCAGTAATAGAATTAATCGTATGTTACTTCTTGATTTGCTTTATTTTAGGGCTTTTCGGTATCACACTACCACCACTTCAAGATATTGTGGTTTGGTTTATGAATTGGGTTAAATTCCTATGGATGTCATTTGTTGGCTAGATTTGACAAAATGAGTGGTGTATGCTATGATACTAAGTAGAGGATAACTACCATGGAAAAACATTTCGAAGAGTATCAACAAATTTTAGACTTAGCAACCAAGGTTGGCAACAAGGAAATTGCTAACATTGTGCTAGATAATATTTACGATGAGATGCTAGATAGAGAAATCCACACTTATGCACAAGCAAGTATGATTGTCGAAGTTGTTAAATGTAAGAAGAAAGTTGTTAAATAACCATTGACATCTTTCTTGATATGTGGTAACATTTAGGCGTAATTTCAGGAGGATATATTCATGATTGAAGTTGGCACACAGGAAAAGATTGTTGAATTTGAGATTCCAGTATTTGAAGATACGGAAACATGTGTTGTAACGGAGTTTGAGAATAACGAAACAAAAGAGTTGGATGTAGAAATTCCAACATTCATGAGAGGGTAGTTCTATGTATGTAATCAATGTCGCAGGAAAGAATTTGAATTATCAATGGGAATTATATGTTCCAGAAAATGTTGATGTAGACAAGTACATTAAGGACTGGTTAAAGGCAGAATACGGAATTGATGATACTTATTACATTACGTATGGGAAAATGAGTTAGGTTTTCTAACTCTATTTTTCTTAGAAAGGAATTGAATATGGTTAAATATTATATTGGCTTTACGTTGTCTAGTAAGATAAATGACTACGATGAAGCAAAGAAATACTTAGAAGATGCTGACATGACAGAAATCCTATTAGATGAAACAGATGTTAGTCAGTTTAAAGATAAGATTGTTAATATCTCATGGCGACTTGTTGATAGTTGGATAGGGTATATTGTATTAACTGCAAATGCAGAATTATCAGATAAAGAACTAGAGATTATTAGTGATTGGGTAGATACTCAGAACTCAGACGGACTTGGAGAGGGATTCTCTGGGCAAGATTTTGCTTTTGATGAAGAGAATGATGAATATTCTGGTATTACTACATATTATGATTGTAAGTTCACCAAGTTTGACTAGGAGAGAATTATGAAAAAGATAACATTTAGATATAGGGATTCATATTCAAACTGGGAGTGGCGAACACAACATTGTATTGTTCCTTCAGTAGATGATTGTATCAAAATTTACGGTCTTGATGATAATTCCGTGGATTATGAGATTTTGGAAATTGAAGATTATTAAATAGGGGAGAAAAGTAAGGAAATTATGAGTATTGTAGAAAGTATTAAGAAGTTTATTGAACCTGTTAAGGTAGCAAATGTAGTGAAAGTAATGTCTGTGGAGATGTGGCTTGTCTTGAATGTGGGATTATGTTTTGCAACAACTATTTTCTGTTTCTGGTTAAAAGAAACAAATGTTAGTATCGTTGTTGGGGCAGTCTTAGCTTGTTTCTTTGTTCCTAGATTGCTTGCAAGTATTTTAGGAGTTGAAAAGTAATTTCTAAGTATAAAAAGATTATTAAAATTAAAGGAGAAAAATATGTTAAAAATTATTGAAAAGTTTAGAGGATTAATTGCACTATTAGCAGTTGTGCTAACAGTGTTTGGCACATTGATGGCAATGGTGGAATACGGTAGTTTTGTCATGTTGGTAGGGGTATTCTTACTAGTATTTGCAGAATTATGTGAAATTTCCGTAAAACTTAACAAGTAAATGAAAGAAAACTTAGAGGACTTTAATAGTCCTCTTTTTCTTTCTTGTAGGGCTTTGTTTTGTGTAGGAAATAGACGTGTAGTTGAGTTATATAACTACCAACTCATTAAATGTCAAATCGCTCTCAAAACGCTTAAAAACAGCCTTAAATTAGGTGACTATATTGCGAAGTACGATATATTGTAATACATACTAGATTGCAATACATACTATATTGTTATACAACATAGTCAGTAATGCAACATATTGACAAGAAACGTTATATATAGTATAATTATAGTGATTGCAAGTACATAGGTTGGGAGCTTATGCAACTACGTCTAAAACCGAATAGCGCTATCAACGTGGGAGCTGCGAACGTCACG